TTAAGCTTCCGGCCCTAAGTGCGTTGAAGTGTCGCACCCCACTAATCACCTCACACGCGTTCCATCGACTTTTTCAAACGCTCTTTCTTAACAGAAGAACCAGCAAAGCGCTTGTAGTAATATGCGCTAGCATAGCTGATACTGAGTTCTTTGGAAACCTCTTTTGGACCCTTACCACCTTCATACAGAGCCACTGCTTTTGCCTTTAGATCCGCTTCGCTTTTTGCTTCCACCATTGGATTGCGATGTACTTTTCGCTTGGTCTGTGGCTTCTGCTTTGACTGCTTTTTTGCAGAGAAGATCTCCTTGAACTTCTCTTGCTGCTCTTCTGGGGTGTAACCCGTGTCTGGATCTACTTTTGATTTTTTCGCCATGATGTTCTCCATTACAAAACCACCTTTCGGTGAGGAACCCTTATCATATAGATAAGTTCATCATAGGTCAACAGTTACTAAAATAGTAATAGTTAACATTTATGTAACATCCTATAACCCCTGTGCCACGACGTAGTTGAACCCAATAGATACTCGCTTTTGGTCAGAAAAATTAGCATTTACGCTATGGGGTATCCACGCAGGAAACAATATCAATCTCTTATCCAAAGGCTCATAACTAACTTCCAAAGCTGTAGAATCTAAATCGGTGGTAGTAAAGGATGCAACCTCGTACATGTAAGAAGGTCTGTGGAAAATTAAGGATCCTGAGTCAGCTTTAGCAGTTTTCACATAAAAAACTCCAGACAAAACTCCTCCGTGTATGTGGAGCCTGTTGTAGTTACCATACCCGTTAATGTTAACCCACCAATTGCCGAGAACTATTTTATTCTTTATCTTATAGTCTTCGTGTATAAAGTCAGCAGCGAGGTCTACATGATGAAATAACTCTCTCTCAAAAGAATCACATTCATCATATGTCAGACTATGGCTTTGCCATCCACCAACATTAGATACACTTGCTGATTGCACATCTCGTGACAAAGATATCCACTTGCTAGCTATTTGCTCGACTACTGCATCTGGCACATCAGTATCATCATACCAAACGGGAGTAGCGAACCAGTTTTCCCTTTTCATGATAATTATTTTTTACTTTAATACATCTTAGGGTTTAGGTGGAATATCTAAGTATGTTCCCCATGGTAGTCTCAACGCCACGTCTGCATCGTCTGGCCCACCGTTGTCAATCCACATTTTTGATATACAGGTGAGTATAAAACCTTGTTGAATTTCATACCGTATTTGAAAACCAGAGTGATCATATACGCCATCTGGTACCCAGGGAAACTGTTTTCTAATATGTCTCTTAGAGGTATCGAAAGGAGTATTCCTGACTCTACCACCAGAAAACCATACTTGGGATCTTTTTATCACGCAAACAAGTCCTCATTCCATTCACGATGACCTTCACGGAAAGCCATGTTGCTTTGTGTCTCACGAACTTCTACACGATAGCACCAAAGGCGATCGGCTTCACCAGGACCCCAGTAGTCAGGAATATATACACCATTTACGTATTTGTAAAGTTGGTCTGCTAGACCTTCACACCCCAACTTTGGAAGAATGGTTAGCTTGGCAATGTTTCTACGCTGCATCTCCATGTACAAATCCAATTCAGGATCATCCTCCGCAACAAGCAAGGTATGATCAAACTGACTCTCGAGAACACCCTTGAGCTCTTTCAGACCACCATAATCAGCCGCCCAGTTACGAACATCAAGATCATCTGTACCAAAATAAAACTTCATTGAAAAGGAATAACCATGAATCAGATTACAATGCGAATCTGCACGCCATTGCCTATAAGCGCAAGGAAATGCATCATGGTATTCTTTTGTTGAAACATATTTGTATGTTTTTGATGGAAACATAGTTTGAGACATTAAATTCTCCTATATGAGATATAGGCCTGCAGAATTTATAAAGCGGGATGAAGTCCAGAAAGGCCGCTATGAGAATTTATTTAGATTCCCACCAGAAATTGACCCAATCCTTATCCTCATTCCTGTCAATAGATTTATACCAAAAATCTGGTATAACTAACTGTTGTTCTTTGTTGTAGACAAGGCAGGCCACTTTAACATTTTTAGAAGAATCTCCAAAACGATTCTTAATTGTTACTATTGTTTCCCCACTATCAACAATATCATCAACAAGAAGTATCTTCTTACCTTCCCACGCATCAACAATGATATCGGGTGGAATATATTTTCTATGAGAATCTCTTAATGACCATTCAATAGGTCGAAAAGGAATCTCAAGACGGTGAGAGAGAATAACGCCACTAATAAGGCCCCCACGAGAGATCCCAACAACGCTGTCAAACGTATCCTCAGAGTTTCTGATTTGCTGATGAAGACAAGCCACTGCTTTGAAGAAATCATCCGTTGTAATGTCCATAAATCATGTTCCCCATGCGTTTCTCCATATATCTACCTGTAGTCTTGGACTGTATCTCCAGCCACGCTTCATTGCCATCTCTGCAACTGCTCGGTAGTTGTTAAAGTAAAGTTGGTCAGTACCACCAACTGGCATTAAATAAACATCACCACGAATACCGACATCACGATAAGCAGCAACTGCTCTATCGATTTCGTATATATCTGTCTCTTTATCGACAACGAACTTCAAATACACTTCACCATACCAATCATATTCTTTTACAACATCCGGAAGAATTGCCTCCTCCCACTTCTCACCTGACGGACTTAACTTAGCACTGACAGAGAAAACAATCTCTGTGCTTCCTTTGTGTAACCTAGAATATTTGTATAGATACTTTTTAAAATCTTCTGTTAGCTTCTGTGTTCCGTTTGTTTCAAAAGTAAGTGATGAAAGACCTTCCATCTTTTCATGATTCAACAAATCCTCATAAGACCGTTGCCACCCAAGCAAAGGCTCACCACCAGTAATAATTAAATGTTCATTGTTCCACTTCTGTTCTGGAAGAAGTGTCATAATCTTATCAACAATCTCGTCTGTAGTAAACAGCGGAGACAGGTGCTTGAATCTTGGATCCCAACTTGCATATGAATCACAGCCTGTATGAACAAGAGGCAGATCATTATACGATTTATACTGGTCAATGTTCTTTACAATTGCTTCGCGTTCCGTAGAAAGTTGACCTGATGGCATTCCAAATCCACTACACGTGAAGTTACAACCGAAAGTGCGAAGAAACACACTAGGTACCCCAACGTATTTTCCTTCACCCTGAAGACTATAAAATAATTCTGCTACTTTAATTTTGCTCATATGTAGGCACCTTATATGATTTCATTCTCTTGCTCCTCTGCCTCATCGCTTGATCATAATGAAACTTATTGGCTTTGAGAGTGAAGTTAACACCGTTCAGATGATCCACCTCATGAAGAACGCAACGAGCGGACATCCCAGTAAATTTGTCTGTATGTGCTTCACCAAAAGAATCCATGTAACGGACTCTGACTAATTTAGGTCTCTTGATTTTAATAAAAAGATTGGGATAAGTCAAGCATCCTTCTTCAAGCAAAATATCTTCGGTTGATACATCTGCCACGGTAGGATTGAACATGACTTTTGTTGGGTTAGACCACAAAACAAAAACTCGATAAGGAAGACCACACTGATTAGCTGAGAGACCGATCCCTTGATAGTGCACCATCGTTTCAATAAGATTGTTAGCCAACTCATGAGGATTGATGGGGGGATCAGTAAAATTAAACCTCTCAAGTTTGGTCCTCAATAGAGGATGGTCAGGAGGTACAAGATCATATATCATTATTTCACCATCGTGCTAAAGTTTTTATGCTTTTGGAATTTGATCACAGAGTGGAACTTATCAAAAAGTTGATCCCCTTTGTGAGATATAACAAATAGGTTTGTGTCGGAAGTTAATGTACTGATAATTTTTAGGAACTCTTCTGTACCATTATTATCAAGAGAGCTATCGAATACTTCATCCATAATTAGTAAGTTTGTAGATGCAGAGTTCCTCATTTTACTGATTGCTCTCCATGTAAAGAGTAGAGCAAGATCAATACGCATCTTCTCACCCTCAGAGAATGATTCATAGCTGAACTCATCTCTATGTCTTGACTTTATAGTCTCCTCAAAGTTCTCATTTAACTCAAAGTTAACAAAAAAGTCCATTGCAGCAAGATACTTGTTTACGAGTTTATTTATTACGGGAACATACTGCTTGATAATCCTAGTTTTTACTCCTGAGTCTTTTAAAAGTACCGATGCAACATCAAGTATGGATTTATCAGCAAGAAGTTGTTCTTTTGTTGTAATTGATTGTTTTAAATCTTCTTTGAGAGTGTCTAGCTCTGTGTTATCTACTTCAATCTGCTTGTTTTTACTTCTTAAGTCTTTTACTTCTTGGCGTAACTGAGTTAGTGTTGCTTCATAAATTTTAATCTGGGTTTGAATATCCCTAGCAGCTGAGTTGTTTTCATCTATGATAGAAAGAACATCTGCAATCTCTTTGTTACGCTGTTCTATAATAGATAACTTAGCATTGATCTTTTCAATTGATGATGTACACTCAGTGAGAAGTGTCTGTTTTTCAGTAACGGTTGTATGTTTGAAGTTTGTATCAATAGACTGTTTGCAGGTAGGACAGTTGTCATGCTTATCGAAGAAATCTACATCCGCATTGATATGATTGATCTTTTGCTGCAGGTCCTGTCTGAGAGATATTAGTTTCGACCGTTTCTCGTCTACTTGTTCCTGATCAGATATTGTTTTTCTTAGTTGCTCAACTGAATCTTGATTGGCTTTAAGTTCTGACAAAGCAAGCTGTAAATTACCAGATACCTCAATCCCCTTCTGAATCTTTTTCTCTTCCTCCCCTTTGTTGTTTTCTTTGAGAGACTGGATTAACTTCTTATTCATCTCAATCTTCTCACCAACAAGTTTCATTTCGTATGTTATTTCCTGAAGATCTGTTTTGTTCTGAGACACCTTTTCTTTGAGTAAAGAATTCATCGTCGAGAAGATCTGAATGTCTAACAGATCTTCAATAATCTCTCTACGATTAGCAGCAGTCAGCTGCATAAATGGAACAAACGAAGCGCTGCCAAGAATAACTATTTGTGAGAACGACTTGAAGTTTAGTTTGAGGATATTCCTTTCTAGATACTCTTGATACTCCTTTGTTTCAGATGATTGGTTTACCATTTCACCATCGGAATATATTTCGAAAAAGTTAGGCTTGATCCCTCTTTTTATGGTGTAGTTCTTTCTACCTACAGAAAATTCTACCTCAACTAAGAGTCCTTTTTTGTTTATTGAATTGACTAGTTGAGACTTATTGACTTTTCTAAATGGTTTGCCAAAAAGGGCAAAGCAAAGAGCGTCAAGAACAGTACTCTTACCAGCACCATTCTCTCCAACAATCAGTGTAGATTTTGATCTGGTAAAACTTATTTCTGTCCACGCATCACCTGTGGATAGAATGTTTTTCCATTTGATATTTTTAAATAAGATCATAAAGCAAAAAGGGTGGGCGAATGCTAGGTCCTGTGAAAGTCTGGCAGCTTTCCGGGTGGATAACACATACTAGCATTCACCCATAGACGTTAATTGGATTCTAAATCTAGTGCTTCACTGTATAAATTTCTCATCAGCGAGTTAAGTCTTGTCTTGTCTACATCGGTGTCTATTTGATCACAGAACTTTGTGAGAATGGAAAGAGTGTCTTCTGCATCCTCAATTATTTCTTGTTCATCTTGTAGATCTAAATGGTGGTGATCTTCTACAACTTGTAGATCTGCTACGTCTGCTTTCTCTAACTTATCAACAAGCATATCAAGAAGTACACTTTCTTTACTCTGGTTTATGATCTTAACAAAACAATCTTTGAGATGATCATAGTTCTGTATAGTGTATGAATCGTTGAAGAATATCTTGTGAAATACATTTACTGGGTTTTTTATAAATTGCAGCTCTCGTGTGCTTGTGTCGAAGATGTGGAAGCCTCTTGGGTCTTGGTAGTCAGCCCAAGTGAGTTCATAAGGGTTTCCAAGATAAGTGATATTACCACTAGTGGAACGGTGATGAAAGTGCCCAGAAAAAACAGCATCAAATCTATTAAATATTGAGGCGTCGAATCCATGGTCATTTTTATGTCCTTTATACATTTGAAACCCAGCAATCTCGAGATGACCAAAACAAACTTCTGCACTAGTCTTCTTTATCATCTTCATAGACTGTTCATAATTATCTGAAGTGATCCATGGAAGAAACAACAGTTCAATATCGCCTATAACAACTTCTGATGGATCTTTCCACGCGGTGATGTTGTCGTACTCTTTCAGTAGCAACTCTGGTGAATTTATTTTGTTTGTGTTTTTATAGAACACGTCGTGATTACCCACGATAACATCCAGAGTAGCCCCGATACGAACCAGATTATCGAAAAAATACTCGCGACAATTGTTGAGAGTAAGATAATTAATATACTTACGGCGATCGAACATGTCGCCAAGGTGAACCACCCTGTGTATGGATTCTCGTTCAAGTGTTGGAAAAAATGTCTCTTCATAAAACTTCTTGAAGTGTCTATCGAATGCTCCATTGTCCCCTCTTGCTCCGAAATGCGTATCTGTAATTAAAGCTATTTTCATATTATTCGTCGAAGTATTTTTCTAGTCCAACCTTTTGTGAAGACTTTCGTTTCTTCTCGAGTCCTTCCTCAAAAGACTTGATAAAATCATTCATCTTATCGTTATCTACAATGTTCTCTACTGTGGAACCATCGAAATCGTCCCCATCCTGCATATTAAAAAGTTCGTCTGAAATGAGAGAGTTTTTGAGGACTTGGTGTTTGATATACAAGTGCTTTTTTTCTTTTTGTATTCTTCTTAAAAAAGCAAAGTATATAATTTGTGTGAAGTATGCAAAAGGATTGGTTGACTTTTCTGGATCAAAGTTATCAATATACATCATACAATTTTCAATTCCATCTGCAACCATTTCATCTTTGTATGAGTAGTTGATGAAGTTTGGTTTGGTTGCAAGTCGGTTCGCTATCAGTAAAATACACTCTCCAATGTAGTTAGGAACCCTAGGTTTTGTTTTACCTTCTTTCTCAGCAAGTAGGACACTTTCTTTGTATTTCTTTATAGCTTCGTAGAAAGTCTTATTATCAATATAATGTTCTGCCATAGTCAATGTAGGTTATTGTTTGAATTTATTCTTTCAAGCATTGCTGATAGTAAGTCTGTGGGTTCTTCAGTATTGTGTGTACTGGACTCTATCTCAGCAACTTGCTCCAATTCGCGATCAATCGTATCATCTATTTCACCAATGTGATTTGCCAGTACAGCTGAATAGTAGTTTGACATTGACTGCCTTGCATCTACTACATGCAAAACATCACTCATCTTAAATTCTATTTCTCGATTTTCTGCAAACGGCATATACCTTAGTAGTCCTACAATTGGTCTTTCACTTCTTGGAGAAATCATATAATTAATGCTAAATGGGTTTTCTACAACTACCTTTTCACCATCAACCAAGTCAATATTGCCTATAATCTCTACATTATTTTGGAGCTTGACAATTTTTACCATCTTTATCCTTTGAGGTCGATAGAGTACGTTTTGTATTCGAACCTTTCTTCACTATATATCCTTACTCGTTCTACGAAATGTTTCAGTGTGTAATTAGGACGATGTTTCCACTGCAAATCATCTGCTATGTCGTATAAGCAGGCTGTGTCTTTTTTTGATCCTCTTCGTAGTCCGCGTCCGATGGACTGTAAGACCTTGATTCTTGATTTTGAAGGTGAAGCGAAAATGATATTGTGCAAGTTCGTAATATTGACGCCAGTAGAAAAAGTGCCATAAGAAGCGACAGTAATCGAATCAGCTTCCAGCTCCAAAGTTCTTCTAATAGAATTTCTATCCTCACCAGATACCTGACCAGAAACGAAAAAAAGTGGTTTATCATATTTAACATCGTTTTTTAAAATGTCGTAAAGTGCTTTTCCATGCGCATCAACATATTGATACAGTATAAGTGTGTTGCCTTTTAGATTGGCTGCTATATTGCATATGAACTCATTTCTTGGTATGTGGTTAACAAGAAACGCTATCTCGTCTCTGTAAGAAGCATTCTTCATTAGGTTCTTATAGTAATCGTCGTACTTAAGAACAACAGCTTTAACTTTGAAGTTAGAGAGATGCTTTTGTTCGATCAGACTAGCAGTTGTTGTTACTTTTTTTACTGTACCAAACAACCCTTCAAGAACAAGTTTGTGGGTTTGTGAACCATCAAGGGTGCCCGTGAATCCAAACCTATACTTACAGCTGCTTAGATTCTGCATGATTGTTGTAAGTGATTTAGCCTTGAATAAATGAGCCTCATCACCAATCACAACATTGAACTGTTGAAACCATTTACGTGGCATGTTATAAATTGACTGCCACGTAGAAATATAAATTTGTTTATCTGTTTCTTTCTCCTGCCCTGAAAATATCATATGGCAGTTACTCTTTGAATCAAACCCGTACTCTTCAAAATCAGAGTACATCTGATGAACAAGACTTGTTGTAGGAACAATAATAAGAGTTTTTTGATTGTAGAATCTACATAGAAGGTAAATGATTAACGACTTACCTGATGCAGTGGGAGAAAGAAGCAGTGCTCTTTGTTTTCTGATAGCATGATCAAGAGCAGCAAATTGATAGTCTCTTGGTGTCTTCGCTGCACCGATATCTTCAACAAATTTCTCGAGATCTATTTTTTCTTTATTGTCTGAAAAGTCAGACAATAATTCAACGTCATATTCATTTTGTGCAGCAAAATCGGTTACGTAATCAATTAGTCCAGCATATATGTGGTGCGTACCAGAGTTGAAAAGTCTTATCTTACCATCCCATTTTTTATTTCTGACTGCTGGGATAAACTTAGCACCAGGTACTTCAAAAGTGAAGTAATCACCCAGTTGCTGGGCAATATCATCCTCACAATGTACCTTGATGTAAGTCTCATTGAACTTTTCAATCTTTATCATAATCCCATTTTGAATTTTTCCCACTCAATGCAATTTTTCAAAAGGTATCCCCTGTTGTTGAGTGTTCTGATAATATTTTCAAGAAATTCTATTTTATCTTCTATTAGTTTAATCTTTTGTTGCTGGATCTGTAGCAGATCATCCGACTCAATGTAGATTGGTATGTCTGACTTTAATATCTTGAGCGGCTGTGGGTCCCACCCATGTTGATCAAGATCTTCTTTAGGTAGAATTCCCTGATAGTATTGATATCTCAATTTATATAGCGATTTGTATTCTTGAGTAAGTTTTGCAAGAAGAGTCTTTGCCATATAAAACTCTTTAAGATATTTTGAGTGGAGTTGAGGAATTCGAAGCGACTCTTTTCCAAGTTCTGTACTGTCTATTATGCTGTCTCTTTCCCACTCTTGAATCAGCTCTTCTGTTTTCATAAAGTTCTCCTATTCTGCAGGAGAGTATAATGTATTTTTATTAAAAGGTCAACTATAACTTGACAATCTCGTACTTAATGTATTCAAATGTCACTGTAGACTCAAGATAGTTGACAGATGATGAGGTTGTTGCGAAAGACATTTCTCCCAATGCAGATGGAAAAGCATCTTTAAAAGTAATCTCAATATTTGGGTTCTTTGAACTTGATAGAATTAGTATTTTAATATCAGACCTGATGGTACTAAGGGGATCGGTTCCAATTGAATTGTCAAGACCGTAAAGTGTGTTTACTTCGCCAGGCGTTAAAGAAGCAGGACCTGCGATACTTGAAATCCAATTGAATATCTCCAAGTAGTTTTTCATATCCTCATCAACAGCAAAAGATACTGTTAGCGGAGCAAAGTTGAGGTGATCTCCAGGTAAAGGTATCTTGACGAAAGGTGTAGGCATCGTCATTGGACCTTCAAATGTCAATCCTGGTAGTGAGAACGACTGAAGAAAGAACGAGATCATTGGTGCTCTTTGAAGCACCATTTTGAAGTTTAAAGGAGAAAGAAAGTTTCTATTTGTGGGTGTATTATCTACAGCACTCATGGTTGATCCTTTTTCTTTCTATTTATCCAAACAAAAAAAGGGGGCCTTGTGAGCCCCCTTAAAGCATGATTATATAATTATTATTCTAACTACTATTACATTAGATTGTCAACTAGAACACGACGATAGTAGACGTTGCTGTCCTTGGTCAATGCGCCAAGTCCAACTGTTGCACCCTCTGCAAATGGGTTAGCAACCATACCATAACGTGTCTTGAAACCAATCTTAGGCTGGAAGGTGTCTGGGTCAACAGCACGGACCATCTGTAGTGGAACATATGGGCAGTAGAAGAGACCAGCATCGAATGCCGACGAACCTTTGTAACCAACAGTTAGGTAGTTACCAGTTGCATATGGATCGATGTAGACACGGATACGTCCATTGAGAACACCAGCAAAAGTATTGCCTGTGTCATCGACGTTTAGATTGTTGCTGTTTAGAGCAGGAGCGTAATCAAGAACACCAGCCATCTGGAGTGCCGAAGCAACATCAGACGAGCAGATGATCATGTTACCTTTGCCTCTACGAGTAGCTTTGGCAATTTGGTTAGCTTCACGCTCAACTTGGAACATTAGACCCTTGAACTTCTCAACGCTCCAACGACCGTTCGAGTCGGTGTCGAGGTCAAAACGTCCAGTGGTTGTGGTGTTCTCAGTAGCACCACGGGTAGCTGTTACGTTGATTGTACGAACGACTTCACGGTTGATTTCAGCAAGGATTTCAGCCGATAGGATGTTCGACAATTCTGTCTCAGCGTCAAGACCATGAATTGCTTTCAAGTCTTGTGCGAGTTCCATCGAGTACTCAGCTTTTAGAGCACGCGACTTAGCTGTGACAGTAACTTTCTCGATCGAGAAAGCCATTTCAGCAAATGCATTGTTGCTTTCTGCGTTAGCAGTAGCCATGCCGGAGCCAAAGTTGTAGATACCAGTTTCAGCAAGGTTAGCAGTACCGGTAGTTGTGTTACCTGGATATCCACCAACATTCTTCTGACCTAGTGTGTTGGCACCAGAAACTTGAGTCGAGAACGAAGTATTAACTTCATTGTAGAATGTTTCAACAGCGCTGTTTGTAGCATTGCTGTACTTCGAACGCATTGCGAAAATAAGACCTGTAGGACCAGTCATTGGCTGGACACCGCAGATATCATAAGCGATTAGGTTAGGCATTGCACGACGAACCAAGCTAATCAAAACTGGGTCGAAAGTGTCAATGTCAGCACCGGTTACGTTAGTAGGGGCTTCAGTAAGTGTTTGTGGGACATACTGATTGGCTTCGCGAAGTGCTTTCTCTGTGTTCTCTAGAACAACAGCGGTAACACCACGACGATGTGCATCCTTGATAGGAGCCAAATCTGGATGAGACAGAATTGGATCCCATTTGGATTGTAGTTCTTCAGCTAACATCATTTTTACTTCTCCTTACGGGGTTGATAATAATTCTTCTTATTTATACTTTTGTTGTGCGCGAAATAGCCGAGAAATAGCGCTTAACTGACTGATCCTGGAAAGTGATCTGGGTGTCTTCTGCTAGATCATTGTTTCCGATAGCATCATCTTCTTCTTTAGCTGCAGCAGCTTTAGGAGACTGGCTTGGGAAATAGTTTTCCTTGACGAGGACCAACTTCTTCTGATACGATTGCATACCATCAAAATCAATACCCTCTGCTAGCTGGCGTAGCTTCTCTACCTGGGTAAGAGCTAGACCCTCAGCAACGTTGTCGAAGATTTCTTGCTTTGTGTATTCGTCGATTGTTTTGTTGAGTTCGATATTCTCAGAGATCGAGCTGTTGAGTTTGTTCTCTAGCTCTTCGACTTTAGCAGTCAATTGCTCTAGAACATCTAGCTTGTCTTCTGGGATCTCAATATAGTTTTCAGCAAAGAGGTTCTTTAGACCGTCCATGAACTCTTCTGTGATTTCTGATCTTAGCGAAGCTTCGATAGCAACTTCATTTTCTGCCATCCACTGCTCAACACAGTAATCTAGATAGTCATCTAGTTTAGCAGTTAGCTCAGAAGCGATTTCAGAAACAGCTTCTTCTAGTTTTTGTTCGTACTGCTCTTCAATAGAGACCAACTCTTCAGCAATGCGAGCCTGGACAGCTGCTTCGAAGATTGTTGATGCTTTTTGTCTGAAGTCTTCTGAGAGATCTTCACCATTAAACATTGCGTCGATGTGTTCTTTCATGCTTGCACCTGCTGCGCTAGGTTTAGTTGCGATAGTAGCTGCATTTTGAGCAGACATATCACCAGTTGGCTTTGTGTTATTTGCTGGATCTGTTTCTTCTTGATCACCAGCAAGTTTCTGAGATGCCATGTCACCTTGACTTTTAGAATTAGGCAAAGTGGTTTTCTTAGTGCCAGCATCTGGAACCATTGAGACACCAGTAGCACCACCACCCACTTGTAATTCATCTAGTTGTTGTTTTGTTGCCATTTGTTTACTCCTTAAAGTATCTTTATTATTTATATAATTGAGATTTACAGTGAATTGATGAATTGCTTGAAGACTTTAAGCTGGGCCTCTTCTAGGTTTCTACTTGATGCCTTCTGAATTGTTTGTTTCATTTCTTCTACTTGCTGAGGTTTAAGAACTCCGTTATCCCATACCCACTCAACACCTTCCATGATTCCTCGCACGAATGCGCCTGGAGCAGAAGGATCGGCAACAACATCTGCTGCTGTTGCAAGATAGAAGTCGTCTTGAACTTCGTTTAAGCCGCTGTCATTCATCTTTAGTGAACCCATGCCTCTTGAAGAAACACCAACAGTTCCTCCTTCCATAATAATATTTTTTACAATATTTCCATAAGGAGTTTCCATAACCTTGGCCTTGCCAATAAAGTTATTTCCCTCGCTAACTAAAGACTTGATAAGAATAGCTGTTCTCTCGAGATTGATGTTAGGACCTTGTGGATGGCCTAATTCTCCAAATGCTCTGTTTTCTTTAATATATTCTCTATTGTATCTCTCAACTTCTCTATCCAAAATATGTTTTCTGTAGACTCTATTATTCTTATTGCCTTTTTCAGAAACCATGAAGATACCTTCGATGAAGAAGTTCTTCTTACCTTCCTTTTCTTCTATAAGGAAATTTACCTTTTCATATACTTCGCTAATTAACTTCATCTTAGTACTCGCTAGTGAATGAGGATTGCTTGGTGAAATCTATGATTAGTGTGCAGTTGGCAGTTGTGCAGTTAACAACTACATTTGCAGCTGAATCGAGAGTCAGTGCTTGACCAGCACCTGAAAAGTCCAGGTATCCAGTTGTGTCTGAAATGACGAGAGTGTTTGCTCCCCTGCTGATCTTCCAGTACCCAGAATCTAATCCGAACCACACTTGATTGATAGTTAGACCAGTTACTGTTTCACTTGCAGTAGCGTTTGCAGAGGCAACTTGAATTGTATCGTTGGCAGTACACTGCACAACATATTTACCACCTAGCTGATTAGAAAGAACTCTAGCCATTATCCACCTCCAGCTGATCAAGGAACTCAACCAATTGGTCTGGATTGTTTTCGATAATATCTTCTAGCACTACTTTGTTCTCGTCTGTGAGACTGTCGTACACAATGTTCAGTAGTTCAAGACCTTCGTCGTCAAGTTGAATACCTTCTTTAAGTGGCTTTGGTGGTTTGCTATAATCAACTTCCTGAGCAACCACCTGCTGCAAATCTTCTAGTTGTCTGTTGATGTTTTTAATTGCACTAACATGATGCCACTGAGCTTCACCTTTATTATACTGGTTCTTATTTGTTACAGTATTGTAGTGATCTGAAAGTGTCTTTGTGATATCTTTGATTGTCTTTGCAGCTTTATTATGATGATCCTGAAACGCCTTATGTGAGTCTTCGCTCTCGTGAAGATCTTCTTCAGCAACACGTTTTGCTGTAGCAGTAGCGATTGCCATTTTCTTGGCCATTGGCATATTAGGATTTTCACGCTTGAGAGCTTTTGCTACTTGCTCACGCTTCTTCATTTCAGCTGGAGTAAGTTTCTTCTCGTCAAGAGCTTCTTCTTTGATTTTTGTTTTGGTCTGAGTATTTCTGTTATAGATCTTAGCACCCATTTCTGTAGCATCATCGAGTTCAGAGTCAGTCAGATGCTCTCCAACTTTGATACCGTCACTAAACTCTTTGCCAACCTTGTGAACTTTGTACTTGCCTTTTCCTGCATGGCTTACGACAATGGCTTTTGGATGGATAACTTCTACAGTACCAATCTTACCATCTGTGTAATCGTGTTGCTCATAGACTTTTTCATCATTACCGGTCTTATACCCATGACGAGTGTTTTCTCTGTCAACTTCTTTCACATTACTTCCAGTGAAAACTTTATCGTCCTTTGAAGGCTCATCCAGCTTGTACTTAGCGACAACGTGCTTGTCTTTAAAACGCTTCTCGTCTTTCGACTTAGGAGCGTATACCTCCAGCATTTGTTTAAGAGTTTTGGCCATCTACTAAATCCTCTTCTTCTTGTTCTTCGTAATCTGCATCTACTTCTTGTGCAGAATTAAAAAAATTCTGTGCAATCTCGTATTTTCTTTGTCCGATAGAGTTTTGAACTCTACTTCCCATCAGCTCATTAAAAACATCCTGCATTTGAGCTGGTTGATCCTCATAGGCAAGCTTCACAAGATCACTTAATTCATATTGTTGTGTTTCGACTTCCATCATATCTCCTATTTATTGTTGAATCTCTTCTGGTGGAGGAGGATATAAAAGATTGTTTTTTAACTCATCTTTTATCCTAGAATCCTGCTCTGACATCTCTTCATCATTCTGTTTGAAGATCTGTTTTCTAACCCAGTCGTGCGAATAATACTTTCCAATGTACGGAGCCATTTGGCTTGCAACCTGTACTCTTGTAGTTAGTACTTCTGTTTCTTTTAGTTCTTCGTAATAGTCGTCGCTTGCAAAGTCAAACTCAATAAACTGAGACATTAATTTCCAGTCGTCAGTTGTCACCACTCCTTTTAATACTAATTGTTTTTCAAGGCACTTAAGAAAAAGCATTGAAAAGCGAGATCTGAGTCTTTTAATAAACTTACTAAATTTAACTTCGTCTCTTGTGATCTCTGTTGCACGTCCAATAGAATAAACTTGCTCAGACTGAAGTCTTGTTACTGGAACGCTGAGAGATTGGTATAGTTTTTGTTGGAAGTACTCCACATCTTCAATCTTACCTAGATTCTCTCCTCCTGGAAGAGTTGTAATCTCGGTACCTCTACCACCTTCACGACGAGGAAGCCAATAGTCTTCCAGCATTGTCATGAATTTTCTGTCGTCTCTCACCTCACCAGTAGATGCGTCATATACTAGCCGATTCTTATGACGGATCATCATATCTCGAAGATATTGCTCGGCTTTCATCTTCGGTAGATTGCCAACGTCAATATAAAATATTCTTCTTTCTGGAGCTCTTGAAAGTCTGTAAATTACTGTTGCATCTTCAAGTACTCTTAGCTGGTTCAAAGGTTTAATGGCTTTGTGCAAATAAGAGAGCACCATTGAGCCATTGTTGTCCATCAAACCTGACACACAGTGAACAATAGAGTCCTTTGCAATTTTGACTCCTGTAGTAGATGCAGCTACTGCACCACTACCAATTCCTTGCGCGTTGTAACCTTTTTCATTGTATATAAAATACTCACGTTGATTTTGTGTGAGAACAGTTTGAGATTTAGGATCTCTTTTCTTTTTCTGTTCTCTTACTTTTCTGATCTTTCTAGGATCGATGTTTCTTAGTTCGCGAATACCAAGACGAGGATTAGCGTCGTCAATGATTGCATGGTAGTACAACCTTCCATCCACATACCACTTTTTGAAAATTTCATATGCCTGATTTTCAAAATCCAAGAGGATTTTGATATTATCAAACTCTTGAGTTATAATAGTTGTAATGTTTTCTGGATAGTTTAATTTATCAAGATTTATCTTAACTGTATCATGTCGTACGTCCGTAACAATAGATTCATTTACAATCTCATCTACTGCACGCTCCACATCAGCGACAAGAGACATATCCCTATATCTTGTTACTAATTCTGCTTCTGTTCTTGCAGTACCTTCTAAGTCTACAAAAGTACCATAAGCACCACCAGCAGCCACAACAACAGCACCGTCATCATTAGACGGTGGTGCAAAAGAAACTGGTTCCTCTTCTGGTACCTGCTTTCTAAACTCGTACCCAAACAAACTGGCCATATTATCCTCTTGTTAGAAGAGGGGCAGAGCCCCTCTCATTTCATTCCCAGTAGTCGTAAGACCAAGTAATACTAAATTCTTCAATCGCGTCAGGTGTACCCCAATCAAGTCCAATTTCACTAACCGCTGTTGGGAAACATCCAACAAGTTTGATTAGCTTTAGTGGAGGACCTTTTTTAGAGTATTGTGATACAGTAAGATCAACTTTGTACTCGCTAGGAAATGCTCTAAAGTTAGTTGTTCTTTGGTTGATAATATCAATCCATTGTTCAACTGCGTTTCTGATGATAAATCCCTCATCATTCATAACGGTAGTCGACCAGTCTCCATATGTTCTTTCACCTGCAATTTTGATTGTTCTTCCACCGTATGGAATAGCAATCTGTCCTACTGTAGAGGCTGGCAAGCTTGCTGAACGAACCAAAAATGGGCTGAAAGGAATTAGCGGAGTAACTCCTGGTGGAGTAGAAATGAATACCTGAAATAACGATGGTCTTGCAAAATCGGTAGTACTAACTACCGATTTAAATGCATTAATATTGAAAGCCATTTATGTTTCTCCTTGATTAAAATCTACCAACAGCTTCTTTATACGCAACACCCGTTCTAACAGCAACAAAGTTGAGTTGAATAAAGTTGATAGCTTTTGCTGGCTTCACGTATATATCTCCGACAAATTCATTCCTATCAATTACATCGCCAGTATTGTTTGTTTCATCGCAAACAACCCTATAATCCAAAATACCTCTGCGACCTTGTACATCGCGTAAGAATGGTTCTACAAGAGCAACAAACTGAGCTCTTGTGAATTCATCATTGAATTCAAATAGCGAGGATCTTGCTGCAGTGGAAATAGCTTTTTCAAGGGTAATGAATAGTCTACGTACGTTAATTCTATCGAAAGCACTTGGCTTGCCTAGTGCTGTTTTATCTCCAAACAGAACCGTACCTTGACCAGGGAATGTTACAACAGGATTAACATCGTTTTTGTATAGAAGATCTCTTTCTGCCTTGTCAGGATTGAACGCTAGCTTCACGAGATTCTTAATCTGCCCGCGATTAAATCCTGCTGGAGAGAACCAAGGATCTCTTGTTGAATCTGTTCTAACACACAAACCAGCAATATCTCCGTTTAAAGGAACCCAACGGAAAATATCATTATACTTGTCGTACTGATATTTGTAACCAGAGTCAATCACAAGATACGAAGAAGCACGAGCTCCGTTTCTAAAATCAACGATATCCTGAGCCTCATCTGCTGCGCTGTTGTTAACAACGTCTGATTTGTCTGGCGAAGCAAACACTACACAGTCTTTTCTTACCTCAGCAATATTGTCTACTAGGTAATTAGCAATCTGGGCACTATTAGCTCCCCCTCTTGATTTTCCAGTCATTACTAAAGAAATATCAACCTCTTCAGCAGAAGTAAACGAATCATATCCCGCTAAGATTGTACCAATAGCTACCACATCTTCACCATCACCATCTTGACCTAGTTGGAAAGAGATTGTGATAGGTTTAGTGTCAACACTAGCAACATTTAGTGCTGTGTTGGAAGGAGCTGTTGATCTGTCATTGGCCCACCACACATACTTACTATTATCGTTTACTACAGTCTTGTAGTAATTGGTGGAACCGTCAGAAGTTTTAGCATCGGTTGATCTAGAAAGACCTGCATAAACTTCAAGTACCGTACCAGATACACCTGTGATTTTTCCATCTTCATCAGCAACAACAACGTGAATCTCATCCACAGCAGCAGAATTACCCTGAGAAGATTGGAAAGTAGACACGCCAGGAGCTCCATCTACATTGTTGAAGTATTCCCAATATCTAGAGAATGTATTGCTATCATAGTCTGTAGAAAGCTGATAAACTGAATCAACATTTGCAGTGAAGTATCTATATGTCGAATTAGCAAAAGAGGAGTTGGTTCCTATTGAAGCTGGTAGTGAGGTAATTTTCAAATACTGCTTACCTATAGAATTATTTCCAACCTCAACGACATCACCAACAGTTAATTCTGCCAACACAGCAACCATTCTAGTGTTTGCTTCTGCTAAAGTTCCCGTAGCACTATTAGCAACACCAAACGTAATTGTATTGCTTCCGACAACAGCTTCAATAAAACCAAACTCGAGGTTGGCGTTACCATTTTGAATGTCAACGGATTTGCTGTAGGCGTTGACGCTATCACAAACCGATATTTTCAACGAGTTTCCTAGTTCACCTGGATATCTTGCGATATACAAAACATCAGTATCTACTGCGGTATTAACAGACTCATATACGTCATCGTTTTTTACAACAAATACTTGAGCGTTTGTAACGGATCCTGTATTAGCAACAGCTGAAATCACTCCATTGGAGTAGTCAGTTGTATTAGCAGCTCTTACGACGTAAAGAGCGTTACCATACGATAAGAAGTTTGCAGCTGTGAAGAATGTTTCTGAATTATAATTGGTAGGTTTTCCGAATCTGGATACTAAATCGATTTCAGAACTCACTAAAGTTCTTTTTCCAACAGGACCCCATCTAAATACACCAGCAACAGCTCCAACGGATGTTGAAACAGCTGGGATAACGGTAGTTAGGTCAACTTCGGATACATTTACGCCTGGACTAACTTGAAATGCCATTTTGTTCTCCTAAGGACAAGAGTTTTCTTTCTATTTATAATATTGTTTATTTTCAACAAAAGTAGCATATTTTTCATGAAGTTCTTGCTTATCTTCTGAAGGAAACATGAGCTCCTGAAGTATGTCTTTCGTTAGTGGAAGCTCTTCAGGTTCTGGTTGCCCATCCTCCACAAAACCAAACGGCAGCATCTCATCATCAAGGACTCTCTGCTGCTCTACTAATATTCTTTGTCTAATATCAAGGTTAGTTATTTCCCTGATGAAATTCTGGGTCATTACCCATCCAAACAAAACTCCACACATGGCAAGATCGTCATTGCCTTCTTCTGCAGAATAGTTCTGTCCATCACTCACAAATCTATAAAGTTCAGAAATAAGATCCATGTCTTTAAGAACGACCTTATCATTTTCAACAAGAGCTTTGAAGTTGTTACACCCAATCTTCTTCGTCGTCTTTGTTGTTCTTACACCCTTTACAGAATTCTGCCTGAAACCCTGTGAAACTTCTGTCAGTCCTTTAGGATTCTTCTGAGTGTATATGATGTTTTCATATTCAAGATCTTCATGAAGTATATCTGCAACCTGTTGACCCAAGTCGTTGGTCTCTATCAATACATAACAGTGGTTAAACTTTCTACAACTTGTGTAAATTACTTCTGGAAATACTAGCGTTGATATGTTATTATTTCTATACGTCGCAGCAACTGAATACGGTGCAGATGTGATATCCCATATAATGAAGGCTGAATAGTCGCCACCCAACCCTCTTGACACATCAACAATCATCATGTACAATCTATCTTGTGATGGTTCTGAGTATACTTTTAGAAAATCATTTGAGTGTATAGGGGTTTCAAAAACAAGCCTTCTTAGTACTTCTGGGGAGATCAATGTGTTAGAAGAACCAATAAACTCACATTCGAACTCCTGACGGAACTGTTCTTTAGAAGTGTTCCTTATAGTCTCTTCTTTCCATTTATCATCTCTACCTGGTACATCCGACCAGTGAACATCTACTCTCTTATACGAGTTACGTTCATTCTCACTATCAACCCATAGTTTGTAAAATAGATTTAAACCATTGGGTGTTGAAGTGATTAATACTTTTGTTGTCTCACCAGAAGAGATTGTTGGGTAGACAGAAGAAAAGAAACTTTCTTGAATATTGTTTGGGACAAAAGCAAACTCATCAAGGTAAACTAGATTCTGAGAAGTACCACGAATAGCAGATGATCCTGTTGCTTCTGCCTGAATCATTGATCCATTTTCAAGTTCAATACTACCTTTATTCCATTCTTTGATTCCTTGCTGAAGCCATCTTGGTAGATGCTCATAGGCCAGCTGGATTCTCCCAAGAATCTCATGTGCTTGCTTCTCTTTGTTAGCAAGAATTGCTATTCTATAATTCTCATTGAATAGAGCATGATGAAGAATAATCCCAACAACTATGGTTGTTTTTCCAACCTGGCGAGGCATCTTGCATATTACAAAACGCTCTTTCTCAAACAGTTTTACAATATCTTTTTGGTACTCATAAGGTTTAAACTGAATTAAACCTCTATCAACATTAATAATTTTAACATAATTCTCAATAAAGTATGTGCAGTCTCTTGCACACTTTACATATTCTTGAATTTGTTGTTTGGTGAATTCTATAGGAACATCAACCTTTTTTAGGTTTTTATTACCCAAATAACTATCATTTTTACTCATTATTTTTCAAAAGCTTCTGCAGTTCTGCAGTTGACCCCACAAAAAGATTGTTATTGATTGTCTTCGGACCCTGATCCTCATCCTTCTTGAGTTCCTTTGCTTTCTTTGATAACTCAAGAAGATCTTTGTTAGAATCAGAAAGTGTCTTTATTAGAGTTGCTATCACCTCGTACGCTCTTGGTTGCTGTGACATCTGAGCAACACCCAGCATATCATCAAGTGCTTCACTTCCCTTGCCTATGACATTAATGAGATTGGATCTTGCAAATTCATAATCCGAGTCGACTGCTTCAGTAGTAGATACTTCCTTAGGAAGGATTTCCTGAATAGGAGTCAGCTCTAGTGCATCCGCTATCGGATCACTACTCGTAGAATTGGTCAATTGTTTGGGTGATTGTGTAGTCATCATCTGCTTCTACTTGACTCAAAGTCTTACCTGTAACAGTAGGGATAGTCGTTATTGTGTCGTAAATTTGTGTATTACCTACTGCGTTACTCATTGGCTGATCTGCACCAATACTGTAAAGATTAATAAAGCTGGTTTTAATTGGTTTGGCCTTTCTTGTGGGACCAAAGATATACCCTTTGAGAGTAAAGTTTAGCGTCCAAATAATAGCTCTTCGCTCAGTGAAACTACCTTCGTATGAATCCTCACTTGATACTGAATCTAGTATCACTGGTATGTCATACTTATGCTGCATTGTATTGTCGAGATTTAAAGTTGCAGTCCAGTCAGGAGTAAAGTAAGGCAAAATCTGTTCAAGTATTCTTGTTCCATCTCTCGCTTGTTTTACAAAGATGTACAGACTGAATTCGAGATCATATGGTACTGGTGAGTACTGATATGCAAGTCTGTTAGAATTAGTAGGATCCTGAACAGCTATTTTGTTCATTGTTGGAAGCTTTCGCTCACCTGCATAACTTATTTTAGTCATTTCAAACCCCATTCTCGGGAGTTGAATGGCAACTGGTTTGTTAAGATTTGGATCTTGAGTTAATCTTACCAAGAACTTCTGCTTGGGAGCGTAAGAAATTGGTATCTTCATCGTCTGTGTGATGTCGGTACCATCTCCCTTTTTAATGTAGATATCATTAAAAAGAGTGCCAAATAAGATTACATACTTACGAATAGTGTCGTGATAGAATACCTGACCAAACATTAGTAATTTTCTCCTTCACTGAATGGATCTATTTCTGTGAAGTCCAAAATTCCATCAGACTCTGTCTGAATATCTGTGTTATCGGATATTGGATCCTGCGTATCTAAACTGTATGCCTCAAGAATCAAATCGTATCCTTCTTCATCTGCAAGAGCAAGTCCGGATTCCAGTTTGATAGCAAAATCAGACATATTGAAGGTGATATCTTTTTGCTTTTCATCAATCTCCTGAATACCAGTATTCAATATTTCATTACTGTATTCAAACAACTCACAGGTAAGATCAAATGTCTGTAAAGATCCTAGTTGATAAAAAATAGCTTCATGTTCTACAAACTTGATCTCGAAGAGTTTTTTGTTCAGTGGGAAATACACGAGATCACCCTCTCTTGGGCGAGAGAATGAAGTATATGTGCCTACCTCATCAAAGAATGTTCTTCTTGCAATTGTTAGAGTTACCTGATCACGAATCTCGAGGTTAAACTTGGAAAGAAAGTCACCCTGCCCTCCAAACCCCTCAACATTCTTGATATACATTTCAACAAAGTATTGAGAATCAAATTTGGAGTACGATTCTTCACCGTATATCAAATCATCATTGACTCTTGTTCTTGGCAGATAATAGGCATCGTGTCCATAAATTTTAATGGATTCAACAACAAGATTTTCTATGAGGAGCTGTTCTTGACTTGCTCCAAAATTATTGAAATAGAACGAGGTAGCTATTTTTTATCTCCTAGCCAATCATGTCTATGACCGGTAGCGAATAGCTAGAAATCATCTCTTTTTCAAGAGCTTCAATAGCTTCCTTTGCTTCTTCTTTAATAGCCTGTCCGTTGAAAGTTACACCACCTGGTAACTGCATCCCATTAAACTTACTGAGATTTGTTCCCCACTGATACTTGATTTTTTCTGTACAGTATTCCTGGAGCCATCTATCACCCCATGCATCTGAGTATGTCGCAGGATCAATAACCTCATAAGCTTCTACTAACAAAAAGTCACCAACCTTTACCTTGTCCCAATTCATATCAATGAAGAGTTTATTTGTGTGTCTGTTATATCTTATTGGCTGCTGTCCAACTAACAGCTGCTCAATCAACTGAATGTGCTGGAATGCCATGTAATATGGCACCATAGAAACCGACGTCAGAGTGTAAAGATCATTTAACGCAATCTGATATCTGATATCAAATATGTTTGTGGATATGAGAGAATTGCTGATAGGAAACACTTTCACAGCACCAATAATATTTTCTGGCATGGTAATATACTTGTCAGAAACTGTGTTTGCTGTTACTTGGTGTTTATAATATAATTTTTCCGTGCCATCAAAATGATAGTCATAATAATACTTTAACGACTCGTCAATTCTATCCTCCACTTGATCATCATCAACATTAATTTCAATGACAGGTTTACCTAGTTTTCTTAGGCAAAACTCTTTGAATTCAGATCTTGTTGTTGGGACGGCCATTATAACTCCTTATTTTTGGAGTATTTATTATTACAGAATAATCGGTTATTTGAAAGGAGGCCCACCAATCCACAAAACCAAAGATCTTCTAATACCTTTAGTTACTGGACTAACTCTGTGGAGGGTAAAAGAAGGAAAAAACCAAGCTCTGCCTCTTCTTTGTTCTAATACCATGGGTTCATCAGAAATAGATTTAATCATCAAGTCGCCACCTTCATAATCAGCCGGATCGGAAAGCAGTAACGATAATGATAGCTTTCGAGGAGGTCTTTTTATGGACGTGTTAGGAACGCAATCTACGTGCCACTCATATGTATCCTGGGTTTGACCGGAATATACAGTGAGCTGAGCTGGCTCATAAAGACCTCTCAAATCAAAATGAAAAAATCTACTGTTAACATCAGCAACAGCACCAACAATCTTTTCCCACACGTCATCTAGTTCGGGTTTTTTATTCAGCCAGTTAATTTTTGACCGGCGAACCTGCAACTCAGAGTTCAATTTCTCATCAGCTACTTCCCCTAGACTCAGATCAAGCCATTCTGGTTGGGCAAGAATAAGATTAATGTCTTCTTCTGTAAGAAATCCTTCCCAGTAAGCACCATAATTTTGTTCATGATTGTATCTTGGTGGAACTTCATATAACATAATCAATCCTTAAAAAATTCAAATCAATCTACTCAGTCTTGACAACATACCACACTTCCTCATCAATAATTTTTACATCATTAAGTTGGTCGTCTCTTAGAAAATACCTCAGACCCTTGAAAGCTCCCTCCATTACTCCTCTTGTGTATGCATCATGTCCGCAAAGAATTCCACCATACTTTACCTTGGGAAACCAATCCAATACATCTTGAATCATCTCTTTTTCAGTTAAACTTTTGTCCAAAAAAACAATATCTAACGAAGTATCATCAACACTTTTATTATAGTCTGATGAATCTTTGATAATAAGATTAATTCTATCTCTGTGGCGTGATTTTGATATATTCTGTTCTGCGAGATATTTATTGAGGGTACTAGTTTCTTTTGTTACATAATACCCATGTAAATAATCATAGTATACATCATATGAATCAACACCGGTGAAGATGATATGTGGGTAAACTTCTGCAAGAGCAACAAGATTTGTTGCTCTTAGTACACCCACTTCTAAAAAAGTTAAGTGTTGATCTTTAGGAATTATTTGCTGTAAACAGATCTCCGCCGCCATAATATATTAAATTATCTTGGTTCTTCATCAGGCCGCTTAGGAAATATTACGTTTTCTGGAAATCCTTCCTGCTCTGTTATATCTCTCAATTGCTGGCGATATGAAGCCCATGCTTGTTTTTCAATTTCTGAAAATGGAACATCAGGCAGCTGAGAGAAATCTGAATCCTTAAGTAACTCGTCTCTTTCTAATCTTACATTCACAGCTTTTGTTTCTGGATTTTGTCCAGTGTGTTTGACTAGGTTTAATAGGCTTGCTGGGACAGAAGTAGACTCTATTGCAAGAGCTCTTTCTATCTGCCCTCTAGGCTCATAATGCTTAATTATTTCTTGGATTTCTTCTTCGGTTGGGTACTTCCCATCAACAACTGGAAGGTCTATATTGTATGTAAACCCAGAAGGGAAATTGTCAGTATAATACCTGACCAATATTCCACCAATAGAAGGTTCAAAATCTAATATTTCGTGTTTAATATCCATTTATGTTTCCTTAATTCAATGGACCAAGTCTTGTTCCATTTACTAACCATGTGATGTTACCCCCGCCTGACGTTGCTGAGCCCGCGGCACCACCTGCACCACCAAATCCAAGTGGGGTAGCTGTGTTTCCATTGGTTCCCTTGGTTCCTGCAGATCCACCAGCGCCACCTGGACCCCCAGCAACTCCAGGTAAGCTTGCCGGGTTAG